CAGCTGGGCCTTTGATGCCAACAGCTGCATTGTCTCGACTGATGCCCTCTACTGGGGCCTGGCCGGTGGGGACATTAACGGGCCGCGCTGGACCCCGGTTGCCCCTGGCACCACGGCGCTGCCGGTGCCGCCGGCGGTGGTCAACAACGGCAGCCAGCCGCCGCTCAACAGCGCGGTGCTCAACGATCCGGTGGATGAAGCTGACAGCGGCGCGATCGCCACGCTGATCAACAGCTTGCCGATCAACGGGGCCGAGGTGTTCCCTGTGCAGCAGACGCCGGTGTCATTGGCAACGGCCTACAAACTGATTCGTGAGACCACCTTGCAGGTGCGGCTGGAGCTGGAGCCCAAGCTGGTGCCATTGGGCATCACCCGCAACATGGGCGCCGCTGAGCTGCAATTGCGCACGCAACTGGAAGCGGTGCAAGAGATCAGCCCGCAGGTGCGCAGCTTGGTTGAAACCACCGAGCGCCGGCTGCTGGTGGAGACGTTCAGCGCGGGCCTGGGCTTAGGCGGCAACCTCAGCTAAGAGCAGCAAGACGCATGGCCGCCACGATTTACCGCCATCGCCAAGCTGCCCTGGGGGCAATGTGGTGGCTGTTTCAAGGCGGGACCTTTGCGGTGTTTTTGGCCAACACCACCGGGGCCAATCCAGCGCCAGCCATCACCGATGAGATGACACAGTGGAATCCCTATATTTTGAGCAATAGCTATACGCTTTTTTACACCGGCGGCACAGCAACTTACGACACAACAGACACAAGCAAGGCCGTACTGCCGCAGCTCAGCATTGCGCTCAACTACACCACCAGCGTGACCTACACCGATCTCTTGGTGTTGGTGATTCCTTCAAAAAGTGCGGGCACCTCGCCGCCAGCTCAGGCGAATCCCTTTGTGGCAGTCATTCGCGAACCGACCGCGATCACCCTGGCTGCCAATCAAACCAAAACCTACAAGCTCGATCTTTCTAGCCAGTGGTTCTAGGGCAACTTGAAGCCAGAGCGTTGATCCGATGGCTGTCACTGCTGCCTTAACCCAAGCTGAGCTGGCACGGGTAATGTCCGAGGCCTACAGCGGCAAAGTGCTCACCGCTGCTTTGGTCAATGCCGCCACCGCGCCGGCCACCGATGCAGGGGTTGCCAGCTGGCTGCAGTACGAACTGGCCGAAGGCACCAACAGCTACGCCCGGTTTCAATCCAGCGCCCTGACCGGTGGCAGCTACAGCAGCAGCGCTGGGCGTTATGAGCAGCAGGCAGTAAGTGTGCAGTTTGCAGCCAGTGGCGGCAGCTTGGTTTACACCCACGTGGTGCTGTTGCTCGATGCCGCTACCGATGGCCAAGCCGGGGCAGCCTTGACGGCCAGCAGCGCGGTGGACCCGGCCACCGATGTGATCACCGTGGCCAGCCATGGCCTCAGCGATGGCGATGCTGTCACCGTCACGGTGGACAGCGGCGGCACGATGCCCGGCGGCCTAACGGCCGGCACCCTGTATTACGCCGACAGCGTGACCAGCTCCACCATCACGCTGCACACTGCCACACCGGTGGCCAGTGGCAACAAGGTCAACATCACCAGCACGGGCAGCGGCACTTTGCGGGTGCGCAAGTGCGCCGGCAGCGTTTACGGCATCCTGACCGAAACCAGCGCGGTGACCATCAGCGACGGCCAGACCATTGGCTATAGCGTCAAGCTGGCCGTGAACGACTGATGGCTGACGCCCAGGTTCAGGTCCAGGTGAACGGCAGCAACCGCACCGCAGCATTGCGGCAGCGGTTGCAGGAGGTGGTGGAAGCGAACCGGATTGCGCTGAATCTGCGGCAGCAACAGCGCAACCTCGAAGTCAAGGTGAGCCGTGGTCAGGCCTAGGGAGCGGTACCGCTACGGGGCACGGCGCAGGAGGGCTCGACTAGATCCGGTGTATCTGGTGGGATCAGTCGGGACCTCCCTAGGCGCGACTAACACTTTGCCCTCTGCTTCTTTTGAGGTGTTTACGGGATCACAGGGCAAGGTGGCTGAGTTCACGCCATGGGAATTAAGCCCCTTGCCATTGGCATCAATGGCCGACCCTGGCATCACTACGAGCATCAGCGAGACACTTCTAGACATTTACTCGCAGATCACAATTGACAACACCAGCTGGATTCCAATCCGCGACAACAGGATCAACTTAATTTATGATCAGCTGCTCGACGGCATACTGTATTGTTGTTTTACGCGTGTCTCAAAAGTCATTGGGAGCGCAGCAGTCAACTACACATTGACAAGCATTATCGGCAGTCAAACGCCGGGAACGCAGGCGCAGGGGAACGTTCACTCGTCTTTACGTTGCGACATGATCACGGTCGCAGTCAATCTTGGCACTGGCGAGATCGGTCACGCCACGACCCTCTTGTATGAAAACCAATTGACAGTTTATGGATGGGCAGGACAAGGATTTTATCGCTGGAGACATAATGGTTCATTTTATGGATTTAAAGAAAGTGTTGCGGCCACCATGCCGATAGGCCATCCATTCAAAAATTGTGGCGAAGCAGCTTGGAGCTTTATTCCAAGCACAGGCATGCCAATGAGTGCAATTTACAACTTCGGATTGAGCCAGGTTGGGAGTCTTGATTTTGACACCAGCGTCACAAGCACAGGCGAAGGAGTGCTGGCTCAGATGCCGTACCCAATTGATTTCTCCCGGACCGCCTTCGCAACAGCAATTAACATTCGCCTTGGAGGCCTGCGCGGGTTTGATTCAACCGAGCGGCAACGCCTCTTCAGCTACTGGAGCGGCTATTACGAGTGGAGCGACCTTAGCGATCCGTGGTTTACCTGCGATGGCTATGCGCTACTGGGCGAGCGGGTCCAGGAAAGCTATGGGGAGTACAGCCCTGACGCATTGGTACCTCGCGAAGAGCTGCTCATCCTTGATGGTCTAGGTGAGGACCAGGAGCCCATGGCTCAGGACCCTACGGCCGAGCCTGCGACATCACTGCCGGGCGGCACGATGACCGGTTATCCAACCAGCAATTCGATCTATTTCAGAGAGGCGCCAACGCGCCCCTCGCTCGCGGGCAGCGATTTGCGTTATTTGAAATACCATTATTTGATCAATTCTTGATTGCAGCTAACCTGATCTGCAGTTGTCTGTTTTTATGGCTGAGTTTGACGCCGAACCGCAAGCGCCCGAACCAACGGCTAGCGCTAATGAAGCCTCAATTGAGCCCTTGAATCAGCCGGGCCTAGAGGCCCTGGCCAAGGAGCGCGAAGCACGCAAGGCCGCAGAGCGGCGCCTGCAGGCCATTGAGCAACAGCTGCAAGGCCTTGACCCCGATCAGCTGCGCAACATCAAAGAAGCCCAAGAGCGTGAAGAACGCCTCAGGGCTGAGATGGATCAGCGCATCAAAGAAGCCGCCGAGGCTGCCAAGGCCGAAGCCATCGCCCAGGTCAAGGTCAAAGACCAGAAGCTGGCCGAAGCGCTGGCCGAAAAGTCGGAGCTGTATCGCCGCCAAGCCCTGGCCAATGCTTTTCAAGTGGCCGGTGGCCGCAGTGGTGGCGCCGACGATGGCACCACCTATTTCGATGCGCTAATGGGCGCGGTCGGTAGCCGCTTCAAGGTCACCGACACTGGCGAGGTGGTGGTCACCAATGCCAACGGCGACGCCATGCTCAGCGACAACGGCGACCCCATGGCCCCGGTGGCCTACCTGGAGCAGCTCAAAGCCCACCCGGTCTACGGCCATTTCTTTGCCCCTACCAGCAATGGCCACGGCGGTGGCATGCGCGGCAGCGGCAACCCCATTGCCGGCAGCTTGCAGGGCATGAGCGCCCTCGACAAGATCAGCTTCGGGCTGGGCTCATGAGCACGCTGGATCTGCCCTTTGTCGTAGCCCCGCAGAAGGTCAAGCGGCAACGGATCGGCACCAAAGCCACCGGCGTCCTTGAACTGCCGGTGCTGGGTTCGCTGCAGGTGGGCGAGGTGATCACCGTCAGTGATCTCACCGATGAAGAGGAATCGTCGGTGGTGCTGGCGGCCAAGCTGGCGCAGCGCATCAGCGCAGAGCAGCAGATCAGCGTCTCCGAAGCCTTTGCCCTGGTGGAAGCCGCTGCCTTGGGCAAAGAGATGGGCGCAGAGCAGGACGCAATTCGGCTGCAGTATCTGCCGGAGGTGGCAGCCCTGACCAAGAGCTGGGTGGAGCGCGGGCGCCGGCGCATGCTGGCCAGCGTGACGGCCTTGATTCAGCACCGGCTGGAGCGGCCCGAGTGGACCATGGCCGAGACAGTCAAGCTGCCGCAGCCATTGATGGAAGCGCTGTTTGCCTTCTTTGAAGCCGAGCGCACCGCTGCCGAACCTGACAGCGCGGCACCGCCATCAGAGGATGAGATAAAAAAGCCGCTGCCGGTGGATGGCAACCCAACCGCCTGAACTGGGGCGAGGTGTTTTGGACCTTGTGCCGTGCCTTCCCCGGCCAGTTCGATCGGCGCAGCTTCGGGCGTGAAAAGGCCACCGTGGTGCTGTCGGCCTACCGGCAGTTGCACGAGCTGCAACGCGCTGAGCTGCAGCTGAACGAACTGCAAGGGGCCCAGATCAGCAGCCTGCTGTTCAACATCAACCGCGATCAGAAAAAAGCCAAGGCCACCAGCTACCGCGACTGGTGCTTCTTTGCTGCAACTGAGCAGGTCAATGACAGCGACGCGCTGCCGGCTGTGGTGGCGCACGTTTGCCTGGCCTTACGGCATGAGGGCAAGCTGCCGCCGCTGCTGGTGGCGATCTGGCGCGAGGTGGTGAAGCAGGCCAAGGGCAGCGCGGGCATGCCCGAGGTGCGGGCGCTAGCAAGCGACGATCGCTCGGTGGTGCTGGTGGCACCTGTGTGGGAAGGGCAGCACCTGCGCAGCTTTCTGGCCGCCAAGGGGCACAGCGGCGGCGAGGTGATCGAGCTGCAGGACCTGGACCGGCCGCTGCTGCGCTACCGCATCAAGCTGCCCGAGCGGATCATGCCGGTGCATTTTGAGGCCGGTGTGCTGCTGCTCAACCAAGAGGCCAGCAGCCAGCGGTTGCTAGGGGCAACTTGAACGAAAAGGCCTCGGCGTGGACATTCTGGCTCTGCGGGGCGCCCTGGCCTCGGCGCTCACCTCCTACCTCGGCACCTACACCCTGGGCAACGGCAGCACCACGCCGGCGCTGGTGGTGCGGGACCCTGGCGCTGGCTTGCAGGCCGGCACCACGGTCAGCGGCCTAGAGGTGGTGATCAACAGCGTGCCGGAGCTGGAGCAGCGGCAGCAGTACAAGAACAGCCCCTTTGTCCAGACCTGGATTGTGGTGCTGCTGGACTGGGGCGGCGGTGATTTAGAGGGCGCCACGGCGCTGGTGCAGTCGGCATTTGCGGGCACGACGGCAACCATCCTGGCCGTCACCGAAGACATTGGCCCCAAGCGCCAGAGCGAGCTGCGCATTCCGCTGCAGCGTGAGGGCGGATCACCAGCGTTTCAAATCCCGCCCAGCCTGCAGGTGCAAAGCGTCAACGGGCAGGTGGGCCATGTGTCGCTGGGCCTGAGCGACCTGGACGATGTGAACAGCACCGGGCTGGTGGATAAGGCGCTGCTGGTGTGGGATGCGGCCACCAGCCGCTGGAAGGTGAACCAGCACACCACGCTCACCATCACCGATGGCGGCCATTGGTGAGGGCAACTTTGGGACACAGCCTGTAAGCGTCTGTGGCTAACACGATTCGAATCAAACGCCGCGCCATAGGCAGCGGCAGCGGCGCCCCCAGCAGCTTGGCCAATGCCGAGCTGGCATTTAACGAAGACAGCCAGGTTCTGTATTACGGCCTGGGCACTGGTGGCGCGGGCGGGACAGCCACCAGCGCGCTGCCGATTGGCGGCCCTGGGGCGTTCATCTCCAGCGCCACCACCCGCAACGCGAATCTGGTGTTTGCGGGCCCAGCCAGTGGCTCTGCAGCCGCGCCGAGCTTTCGCAGTTTGGTGGCCAATGACCTGCCGGATCTGAGCAGTGTGTATCTGGCCCTGGCGGGCGGCACGGTCGGCGGGAACCTGACGGTCAGCGGAAACCTCACCGTCAACGGCACCACCACAACGATCAACTCCACCACGGTGTCGGTGGACGACAAGACGTTTGAGCTGGGCAGCGTGGCCAGCCCGGATGACTCCACCGCCGATGGCGGCGGCCTGGTGCTCAAAGGGGCCACCGATAAGACCTGGCTTTGGGTGGATGCCACCGATGCTTGGACCAGCTCTGAACACGTCAACCTGGCCAGCGGGAAGGCGTTCTATGTCAACGGCACGCAGGTGCTCAGCGGCAGCGCCCTGGGCTCGGGCGTTACCAGCAGCAGCCTGACCAGCGTTGGCACCATCGGCACTGGCACTTGGCAGGGCACCACGGTCGCGGTGGCCTACGGCGGCACTGGGGCGACCACGTTGACCGGGCTGGTCAAGGGCAACGGCACCAGCGCGTTCACCGCAGCGGTGGCCGGCACCGATTACCTGAGCCCCAGCTCAGCGATTGATGGGGGGACCTTCTAATGCCCCGCCTGGCCAAAATCCTGATCCGCCAAGGCACCACCACCCCAGCGGCAGGTGACTTTGATGTGGCCGAACCGGCCTGGGACAAGAGCGCCGGCAAGCTGTACATCAAGAACGCTGCCGGCTCCATGGTGGAGATCGGCGGTGGCGGTGGAGGCGGGACAGCTGGCCCGATCCTGCAGGCCGCCTACGTCATCAGCCAGAACGTCACGCTGGCTGCCAATTATCACGGGCTGTCGCTCACTTCAGTGGAGGTGGGCAGCGGCTACAGCGTTGAGGTGCCTAGCGGTGCCACCTGGACCATCGCGGCTCTTTAGTCATGCCTTACGGATCCGTCAAAGTTGACAGCATCGTCACCAGCACCAAGACGGTGACGGTGGACAACTTGCTCGACAACAGCGCTGGCAGCATCACCAGCACGATGATTGCCGATGGCACCATCGTCAACGCCGACATCAATGCCAGCGCCGCGATTGCTGACACCAAGCTGAGCACAATTAGCACAGCTGGCAAGGTGGCCAACTCAGCCACGACAGCAACCAACGCCAACACGGCTGGCGCGATCGTCGCTCGGGATGCGTCGGGCAACTTCTCGGCCGGCACGATCACCGCAGCGCTGACGGGCACCGCCAGCACGGCCACGGCATTGGCCACGGCTCGCAACATTCAAGGTGTTGCCTTTAATGGGACCGCCAACATCACGGTGGTTACAGCTGGAACGGGGATCACTGTTAGTGGCACGCAAGTGGCAGTTGATTTAAGTGACTCCACTAGCTCAACAAGCACAACAACAGCAGCCACGCCTAATGCGGTGAAGTCTGCCTATGACTTGGCCAATAGCGCTTTGCCCAAAAGTGGTGGCACCATGACTGGTGCGATCACTTTTAACGCAACACAAACTTACCCAAAAATTCCTGCAAATACACAAACAACGGCTTACACTTTGGTCGCCAGTGATGCTGGCAAGCACATTAACATCACAACCGGCGGCGTAACTATTCCATCCGGCATTTTTTCAATTGGCGACGCCTTAAGCATTTACAACAACAGCGGCAGCGATCAAACAATTAGCCAGGGGTCTTCAATAACATTGCGCAAAGCCGGGTCAGGAGACACCGGCAACCGCACCATAAAACAATACGGAATTGCTACTATTCTTTGCGTTGCAAGCAATGAGTTTGTTATTGCGGGAGCGGGGCTTAGCTAATGTCAATTATTCAATTATTTGCCGCTGGTGGCGCTGCTGAGCCAGAGCCAGTCACGGTGCAATATGTTGTAGTTGCAGGTGGCGGGGGAAGTGTTTCAGGCGGAGGAGGTGGCGGGGGTTATCGTAGTTCAATAACTGGTGAAAGCAGTGGTGGCGGGGCTGCGACTGAGCAAGCATTGTCATTGTTGACACTAACCCAATACTTTGTTGTTGTTGGAGCAGGGGGAGCAGGAGGAGAAAGTTATAGCAATGGCAGTGCCAGCAGTTTCCATGACATCACTTCAGTTGGAGGGGGCCGTGGGGGCGTGGCAGCAGGGGGCGGCAGCACTGGAGGCAGCGGGGGTGGCGGTGGCGCCAATCAAAGCAACTCCGGAAGTGGCCCTGGAACCGCCCAGCAAGGGTATGCAGGTGGCAACGGTGCTGGCAATACACCAACTGAATGGTATTGCCCGTATCTTCCAAGCAGGCCCGAATGCCAGCCTGGCGCTGGTGGCGCTGGTGGTGGAGGCGGCGCTGCACAAGCTGGTGCCAATGGCACTGTTGGGACTGACGGGCCAGGCGGCGCAGGCGGCAATGGCGTCTATAGCACTGCCTTTAGCAGATACTTAGCAGGTGGCGGTGGTGGACAAAACACGAACACTGCACTGGCCCCGGCCGCAAATGGCTTAGGCGGCGGCGGATCTGCAAACACTGGCGGCGGCGGCAGGGGGTCATCTGGCGGCTCTGGAATCGTATTGCTACGCGTTCCGTCTTCTTTTTCATTGGCATTAACTACTGGCACGGTCAATACAAGCGTGGTCGGCAGCTTTCGTCATTATGAATTTCTTTCCTCTGGCTCAATTATTTTCTAACCATGGCGCACTTCGCTCAACTAGACAGCAGCAACACAGTCATTCAAGTCATTGTTATTTCTAATGACGAAATAATTGACGCCGCTACGGGACTTGAATCCGAAGCCAAGGGCATTGAAATATGTCAATTTATTTTTGGGCCCACAACCCGGTGGGCCCAAACAAGCTATAGCGGCAAAATACGCGGTCGCTTTGCCGGCCTAGGATTTATCTATGATGAAGATCAAGACATATTTATGGCACCAAAACCCTACTCAAATTGGGTTTACAACTTTGATCTTAATCAGTGGCAGGCGCCTATTGCGCGCCCAGATGATGGGCTCCCCTACTACTGGGATGAGCCATTAGGCATTTGGGTTCTTGCGACTCCGCCAAGCATTAATTGAAAGCAGTGAGCAACGGCACCGCTAAACGCGGATATGCACGGCAACTGAAAGCACGGCTCACACGCGACGTGGGGCCCTGTCAGATGGCGCGATGCCGATGACGCCCAGCCCATTCATGTCTGATGGTGCGATGCCAAGGACATCAACCACCTCAACCCTTTTG